GTTTAAAGACAAACGTACCAAGGTTCGATTTTTAAGTTCTGTACAAGCATTGAATGAAGGTTTTAATGTACCTGATTGCTCTCTGGCTATCATAGCGGGCTCCAATTCTACAAAACGAACATTCATTCAACAACTAGGAAGAATTGTCAGGAAACAGCCCGATAAGGAAGCATTTCTTATTAATCTATACACACCTGATTCTCAAGAAGAAGTTTGGATGCGTAAAAGAATGGAGGGTATTTCTCCTGATAGGATTACTAGTTACTCAAGTATTGAAGAATTTTTAGCGGACCCATTAATAACTAGAGAACATGAAAAAAGAAATGACATTGAATTTGTCGAAATTAATTGATGAAAATCTTAGTCCTAATCAAGGAGTTTTGTTATATTTGCTGTACTTCAGAGAGTTTGACTTAATAAAAACTATCTTCTCTGTTCGAGAAGCTATTGCTGCAAGAAACAGCTTATTAGGTACAAAATTTATCTTATCTGACGGAAGCACAAAATTTACTGAAACTATTTTAAGCAATGACGCTGTTACTAAATTATTTGATTTAAAATCTGATAGTATTAATTTCTGGGAATTTTATAATGAGTATCCTGTAAAGGTTGGTTCTAGAATCTTACGAGCTTCTGGTCCTACTGCACAGTTAGCATTAAAACATCAAAAGAAATATCTAGCAAGAGTCAAGAGTAAGAAAGCTCATGATGCAGCTATCAATGCTTTGAAAGTGTTTGTAAACAAACAAAAAGTTACAGGAAAATTACAATTTTTGCCAATGATGGAAACAATACTAAACAATTCCTTATGGGAAACATGGGACGTACTTGCTGAAGTTGCTGGCCAAGAAGGTGCAGAATGGAATAGTGATACAATTTAAACTAAAAAGTATGCAAGAAATAGAACAAGCTAGAAAGTATCTTCAAAAATTTATTAAAAATCATCCTGAATTAAAAGAGGATGCTATGGGTCTTTATGATTTATTAGTAAGTAATATTGAAGACGGAGAATCTCCTACACATGAATTAGAATTATTTATTAATGATATTGATCAATTAGTAGAAGATGGAAATAACGATTAACGTAATAGAAGTTGCTAGTGATCTAGCACATCTAGACTTACAAGAATTCTGGAATGAGTTTTACCCTACACAATCTTATATGATTGATGAAGATGATACAACTAGATACACAGAAGAAGCCCAAGATTTTTTCAATGATAAGTATGATTTCTATTTTACATTATTAACAAATGCTAGTTTAGAATTAAATGACAAAGATTAAGTATTGGGATAAGTTAAAAGTCCAAATTGATAGGGGTAAACAAGGTTTAAATACAGGAATTCCTTTTCAAGGTTTTACTACACTAAGTAACCACGTTAAAAATATTCAACAAGGTCGTTATGACTTGATATTTGCGGGTCCTGGTGTAGGTAAAACCTCATTTGTGAATTCTGCCTATGTTTATGGTGCTATTGAATTTGTTCAAAATAATCCTGGCTATATCCATGACATCGAAATTATTTACTACTCTTTAGAAATTCCTCCAGAGAATCAAATTGCTAAGCATATAGCAGGTTTAATATGGCGAGACTACGGGATATTAACTACTCTAGACGAGATACTGTCTAAGGGTAACTTAAATATTAGACCCGAAGTTGAACAGTTAATTCCTATGTATGAGCAGCAGATGCAGGAAATTCAGAATAAATATCTACATTATCGTAGTAGTTTAAATCCTGATTTTTTGTATAAAGATTTAATGGGTTATGCCGAGAAGAGAGGACGGGTAATTAAAGATGAAAATGGATTAATAGTAGAGTATATTCCTAATAATCCTAGTTTGATTACATTGATTGTAATTGACCATATTGGTTTAATAGATTTGGGTAAATATGGTTCTTTGAAAGAAGCTATTGACAAAATATCTAAAACACTAGTATTTTTTAGGAATATGTTCAACTTTAGCCCTGTGCCAATAGTACAGATAAACAGAAGTGCTGAACAAATGGACAGACGTGAAAACGACAACTGGATGCCGATGTTATCGGACATCAAAAACACATCAAATTTAGCAGAAGATGCTAATACGGTTATTGGCTTAGCAGCTCCATTTTATTATGGAGTAGATAAGTGTTTAGGTTTTGACATTACCAAGTATAAAAACAGGTATCGTCTTGCTAAACTATGTAAAAATCGTGATGGCGATGTGAATTTACTGGCCAGCTTTTTATTTATTGGTGAGATAGGTAGCTATACCCAATTACCAAAAGCTGATGAAGTTATAGGGAAACCTGCAGAGTTAAAACGAATTGATGAATATTATGCCAATAGTAAAAGAAATTAAAGGTGATTTACTGGAGTTATTTGAAAAAGGAGAAGTAAGAGCAATAGCTCATGGAGCTAACTGTTTTCGTATTATGGGAGCAGGTATAGCAAAACAAATTGCTGATAAATATCCTCAAGCTCTAGAAGCAGATAAAGCATTCTTAAATAATCCTATCCTAAAACTAGGAAGATATAGTTTATGTGCATTGGAAAATGGAATTATCTATAATCTATACACACAGCTAGAGCCTGGACCTAACTTTGAATTAGCAGCATTAAAAAGTGCTTTAGATGAATTATCTAGAGATGTTAGATATTTTAGAAGTACTTTAGAATTAGCTGTACCTCAAATTGGAGCAGGTATCGGAGGAGGAGATTGGGATTATATAAAAATGATTCTAGATAACTACGATAATTTACTAATAACAATCGTGTATTATGATAAAGGACAAGTACCAATGGGTCAAACAGAAATTGACTTTGCATCCTGAATTAAGAGATAATAACGAGAGATTGTATTACCATTATTTACTGGAAATCGGATATGACTTAAACAAACCTACAAAAGAATTTCTAAAAGATATGGCTACTAGAGCTGTACCTTATTTAGATAGTTTTGGTAGAGCTTCTCGTAAAGTACAAGAGGAACATCCATCTTTAAGAGGTAAGTTGTGGACTAAAAGAAAAACAGTAAAGGAAAAGGAGATACGTCAAGAAATTAGAGATTTATCGTAATGAAAGTATCTTTTGAAGGCTGGGGAACACCACATGGAATAGCTGGACATATACCTTCTTTATGTCCAATTAAAGCTACTGAAGAAGCAAGAAGAATTTTATTTTACCGTGTAGGACATAGTGTTCGAGGAGGATATTTTGAACTATTTAGAGAATTACATCACACTGACGAAGACGTTAAAAATGCCAAGAGATGGCTAAGAAATAATCTTGATGTAATATCCATACAAATAGTACAAAGTACTTGTAAATCTGAGAATAAATCTGTATCTTTAGACAGTAATAAACAACTAAAAATCAACAATTTATGAGTGTTTTAGAAACCTGGAAAGAAATCTCTGGCTATGAAAAAACTTATGCAATTAGTAGTCATGGAAATGTTAAATCTTTAAGAAAAAATAAGATTTTAAAAAATTTATATGATAAAAAAGGGTATTTGTATATAGGATTATCTAAAAATGGAAAAGAAACTAAATTTAAGATACATAGATTAGTAGCAATTAATTTTATAGATAATCCTAAAAATTTACCACAAGTAGATCATATTGATAGAGTTAAAGATAACAACCTATTAACTAATTTAAGATGGGCAGACAATAGTATGAATGCTCATAATACTGCTGCTAGAACAAAAGGCACTTCTTTGTTTAGAGGAGTATCTTTTGATAAATCTGCAGGAGTTAAAAAGTGGAAAGCAATTGTGTCTATTAATAAGCATGATTATCATTTAGGAAGGTTTTTAACAGAACTAGAAGCACATAATGCAGTGATTAATTTTAAAAAACAAAAACAACTAATTTAATGGGACAACTCGTATTTTTAGTGGGACGTAGTGGAATGGGGAAATCTACCTCATTAAGGAATCTAAATCCTGATGAAACTGTGATTATTAACACAGATCAAAAGGCTTTGCCTTTTAAACAATTTAATCTGAAGTATAACGAAGAAAAACGTAATTATCGTAAAACTTCTGATGTAAACATTGTCATTGCTACATTGAAAAAAGTCAATGAGCTTCCTAATGTAAAAACTGTCATTATTGACACTTGGTCAAGAATTATGACTGATGCCATTATGAATCCTGGCTTTAGAGCAGAAAAAGGTTTTGATAAATGGACAAAGATGGCTTCTGCTCAATATGACCTCATTAATTTTATTAATGATAGTATGAGAGAAGATATTATTGTTTATTTATTTGCCCATCCTGAAACTCACTATGATGAGTCAGGTTTTGCTTCTGAGCGTATTGGAGTACAAGGTAAAATGTTAGAGCGTTTTGTTCCTGAGTCATTTAGTACTATTGTATTATATGCTGAGATTATCAAAACACCTGGACAGCCAAACAAACATGTATTTAGAACGGTTTCTTCAGGTACAGATACCTGTAAAACACCTTTAGAAATGTTTGAAGAAAACACTATCGAAAATGATTTAGTAGTAGTGAATCAAGCAATTAGAGATTATTATTCAATTTAAAACAAAACAAACAAAAATGGAGAATTTAATTTGGGATGCAGTTCCCGCACAAAGAACAAAAAAAGTAGAAAAGTATAACTACGCAGTAGTAACAATGTCAGCAATCGAAAAGTTAGGAGCTGGTCGTAAGTTTACATTTAACAAAGCTGCTCAAGAATTATTGTCAGTAGTAGGTAAAGATCGTGTTTCTTTTGGTTTTACTCCAGATGGACAACATATTTACATCCGTAAGGCTTCAGGTACAAACGGTTTTGAATTAACTCAAACATGTTCTATTAGTGATAAAAAGACTTTTGAGTTTATTGCTAAAAGATTAGAGTTAAATACTGAAGTAGAGAATGAGTTCTCTTTAGTAGAAACAAACATTGCTACAGGAGTATTTGAATTAGTGTTAATGCACACTATTACTACACCTGCAATGCCTGAGATTACTAAATTCGAATTAGGAGAGATTACTGACGAAGAAGATGATTCTGCAGATTTATCATCTATTCCTGCAACTCCAGAAGGAGGAACTGTTTACCAAGAAGAAGAACTAGTGATAGAAGAAGAAGGAACAGTAGGCTTAGCAATACCAGAACCTAAATCAGTACTTGAAGTAGAGGAAGAAGAAGTTGAAGAAGAAGGTGAACACATGGATGCAGACATCATGGGTGTAACTTTTGATGAGGAAGTACCAACAGAAAGTACTGACGAAGACGTTTGGTAATTAAAGAGAAAAACAGATAAACAATTTTAAAATTTTAAAAACAAAACACAATGATTAATTTGAATGATGCGTCATTTGACGGAAAAGAAGGAGCAGTAATTTTCAATGATGGAAAAGCTGGAGTAGTAGAAAACGTAACTTTAGCAGTTAGCAAGAAGAAACCTGAAGAAAAAGAAGGTTCTCCTGACTATAAGTTAACTTTTTCAGATGCTAATGGAGGAACATGTAATGCTTCTTATTGGTATGTTACTGCTGATACGCAGTATGCTACAATTTCTGAGCAAATTCAAAAACAAGGTAAAATATTGAAACATGTTTTGCATGCAATTTATGGTGCTGGGTACGAAATTCCTCAATTCCAAAGTGCAACACAAATGTTAGATGGTTGTATGAAATTAATCCGTGAAGGATTAGCTTCAGGATTAAAATTCCGTATTTTTGCCAACTATGGTTCTACACAATCTGTGAAAAACTATATCCAACCTCGTTCTTGGGTTCCTTTTGTAGAGCCTATGACTGTTGATATTGCTTCAACACGTTTAAAAGCAGGAAACATTGACGCAATGGCTCGTTTACAACAAGACTCTTTAGTAGCTCCTGGAGTAAATGGTGTAGCTAATGCTGACGATTTAGTAGCTGGTGATGACTGGTGATTAAATCACAAATAGTTTAATTAGAGGGGGACAGTTTGTCCCTCTCTTAATTTTTAAATATGGAGAATATAAATCTTAACTCAATAGTCTTTAACGAATTAGTGACTAAAGAAGACATTTTAAAATGTGTAAATCAAGAAGAAATTTATTCTTATTATTTAGGGGAAGATGTTAGTAAACTAGGTTTATATAACAGTCCTTTAAGGGAAGATAGTATCCCATCTTTTGCTTTGTATTTTCATAAAACTGATAGGAATACTATTATGTTCTATGACTTTGCTACTAAAGATTGTGGTGATTTTATCATTCTTGTTTCTAAAATGTTTGGTCTAAATTACCATGATGCCTTGTTAAAAATAGCTTTTGACCTAGGATTATCTAAATTTTCTGTAGATGTTACTCAACAAATAGCCAAATACACCAAAATTAAGGCAAAGGAGAGCATTCAATTGGGAATTAAACTAAACCCTTGGAAAGTAAAAGATAAAGCATTCTGGCAACAATTTGGTATATCCAAACAAACTTTAGAAAAGTTTCGTGTGCATCCTATTTCTCACATTTTTTATAATGATGTAGCTGTGAAAGCTGCAGATTTAGCTTATGTGTATGTAGAAGAAAAAGATGGTAAAGTTTCCTATAAAATTTACCAACCTTTAGAAACTAAAGTAAAGAAATGGATTAATAATGCCGATTATAGTGTACATCAAGGTTACACTAATTTACCTGCTACTGGAGATTTATTGATTATTACTAAATCTTTGAAAGATGTTATGAGTATTCATGACAACTTAAACATTCCTGCAGTAGGATTACAATCTGAGTCTGTTACTATTAAAGATAGTGTTATGGACGAATACAAAAGAAGATTTAAAAAGATTATCTGTTTGTTTGACAATGATGCAGCTGGTCAAAAATTAACTCAACTTTTTGTAGAAAAATATAAATTACCGTACATCTTTATGCCTACTAAACCTGGTGTTACGGATTTTTCAGATTTAGTGAAAATAGTAGGTAAGCAAGAAGCGGTAACAATTACTAAAAAATTATTAAAAAATGAAATTAGAAACTAAAAAGCAAATAAGTTTTGCCTCTAACACAGGATTTGATGGAGTAGATGCTAAAATTAGTCAAGATGACATGCATAAATTGTGGGATATTTTGCAAGATCCTTACAAAAACTCTATTGGTGCTGTGGTACGTGAGTATGTGTCAAATAGTTTTGACTCTCATGCAGAAGCTAAATTTATTAAAGAAAATTCATTAGAAGAAATTCGTAATGAATATGCTATTTATAATAGCGTTACCGATGAGGAATTATCGGAATTAAAGAATGCAATGTCTATATTTGCTGACGATGCTGTACATGTATCTATTTCAAAAGACGACACAGGATATTACTGGGCCACTGAGGATTTCGGTGTAGGTTTATCTGAATCAAGAGTTGTAGATGTATTTGCAAACTACCTTAAATCTACTAAAGAATCAAGTAATAAAGTTATAGGTTGTTTTGGAATTGGGTCTAAATCAGGACTTTCGTACACAGACATCGTTTACATTAGAACTAGATACAATGGGTTTGAGTACTTGTACTTTTTAAGAAAAGGTGAGAATGGTCCTAGATTAGATTTTGTTAATAAAGAACCTACTTTAGAAAGAAATGGTACTCAAATTAAAATTTACATTAAAAGTGTAAAAAGATATAGCTGGGAAAGTCAAGCTACTCCAGAAATTAACAGATTTGAGGAAGAATGTAGAAATCAATTAGCCTATTTTGATAATGTTTATTTTGACAACATTAGTACAGTAAACAATAATTTTACAATCATTAAAGGTAAAAACTGGATTTACAATTCTGCTATCAATAATGGTAGTGATAATTTGTCTATTTGCTTAGGTAAAGTAGCTTATCCTATTGATTTTAATGTATTAGGAATTAATAGAATTAATTTTGGATTAGCTTTAAAATTTGAAATTGGAGAATTAGATGTCATTCAAACTAGAGAGGATATTAAATATACTCCTAGAAGTAAACAAGCTATTTTGGATAAAATTGTTGCTCTACAAGAAGAATTTAAAGAAATGTGGAAAGCAGAAGGTAAAGAAGAATTGGAAGATTTTATCGAATACCTACAATTAAGAGGATCTAATCCTATAATAAGTATTGGAAATAGTTCTTATAGTTTGTACGATTTAATTCCTAAAGAAGAGTTAATAGCTTTTTCTTTTAAGCCTTTTAGTGAAATACACTTTAGATGTCCTAAAGCTTCTCACTTTTTCGAATACAGTGTAAATTACAGAATTACTCCGCATAGATTAGTTCCTAGTAATTTAGACAGTGATTTTAAAATGTTATTTGAGAGAGATTATACTGTTTATCGTATTAAAGGAAATACTGATTCAAAGAAAAACAAGTATATTTCTTCATTAGGAAATGGTAAAGATATTTATCTTCTTCGTAAAAAAGCTAAAGTTACATTGAAACAATATGTTGCTTTTTTAGGTTTAGATAGATACCTTAAACAAGAG